TAGGCATCGTACTTCATCCATGAAATATTTTAACATACCTCTACCATTGACATTTTTTAAGCAGTGAGCCGAGATAATCAAGTAGTTTGTTAGTTTGGTTTCGTTCATTGTTATGTCCTCCTTTGTTTGTTCGCCATGTTCGCTTCCGCTCCACATGGCTCATGTAAAAAGCCATGAGCTGCCGCCCATGACTTTTTATTATTGTGTCATTATGTAGTAGGGGGTTTTTTATTTTTTGCGCTCCAAATCTGCATGAAATTGGATTTATCACGCCTTTTGGTAAGAAATTTTGTGTCGTATTTATTATTTATTTCTATACGACAAAATTTTTTCAATCCAAAGTCATCAAAAGGCCATATTTATGCGGATTTGAGCCACTTGTATTAACAATACCCCCCCTCTGTATTTTATTGCTCTACGATGATAACAGGGGTTTGATTGGCTTCCTCTTGTAATCGTTCCTGATATGATTTTGCTGACGGCAAATGTACTTTGGGAGCGTCATATAGCAATGTAAGTTCAGAAAGTTCCTTGAAGTGTTCCAGTTGTGAATCCTGTAATTTCCGCTGCTCTGCATTGCCATCAATCATTGATTTCAGAATAAATCCAATTCCTTGCTGATACTCCATAATAGATTTGTCGCTGAAGCTGTCCAGAATATCACGGCAACGATTAGTATTGACTTTCCAAACTTCAAAGCCCTTAACCACATATTTAATGCGGTTTTTCTTCAACAACTTGCTCAATTCTGTTCGATACTGGATAGCCGTTTTTCCATACCACTTATCACAATTATTACGAACTCCTGTTTCTTCGGTTGCCATTTCTACAAGCAAAGTATATAAGTCCATTTCCTCTTTGCTTGCGACATGAAGATCAGAATATTTACGCCGTTTAATGATTGCATTACTTTCTGGATCGGATTCAGTTTCTTCTTTGTAAGTCTTTATCAAATGTACCTCGTTGAAAACCAGACAGTTAGTTGATTCCAGATATTTCAGGCATTTGCGAATATAATAATCAATGCTGCCATCAGATTTCGCAAAGTATTCCGCTACTTGTTTTTCTGGTATATTCAGATCAGTTTCAACCGCTTCTTGGTTGAACTTCATGACTGGATAATTCTGATTGACCATACAACAGTCTGCCGCCAGAGTATTAGAGGAAAATACAATGGATCTTCCATTCTCATTTTCCAGAAGATTGTTAAGGATCAACGGTGCAAGGTATTGATAGATACCGTTATGGATTTTGGTTTCTGCCGCAACCTTTGGAAACTCGAACACAGTTTTGATTCTGTATTTATTGGTTTCGTCAATCTCAAAAGCGCAATAACAACTCAGGCGTTCCAGAAACATTTCACGCTGCTTATTGTTTGCAAATTTGTTTTTCCGATGATATGACCGCTTTTGTGCTTCAGTACATACCATATCTACCAATTTAATTTCCGTGTAGCGTCCAGCATTCAGATTAATACTTTTGATAATTCCATCTCCCTTGATTTTATTCTGTTTCATGGTTATTCACTGTCTTTCAGGTACGAAAACCCAGCCATAAGAGTTTCGTACTCGTTCAAAAAATCCTTCATGCGCTCATGCTGACTGTGTGGTAATAGTTCATTGCCGTTCATCCATGCAGACAGACGGCAACTTGGAATATCAGTCTTTTCGCTGATCCATTTGCGCTTTACACCGTACTTTTTTACAAAATTTTTTGCTCGTTTCATCGTTGGGATTTGGTCAATGACCGAGTTATACATATTCATTCCTCCTTCGTTTTTCCGATGCGGTATTTTTTTGATAATATTGTTGCGTCAATTTTCTGTCGAAGATTTTTTCATAAAAAGAAAAGTTTGTGTTGCCTTCTCCTTTGGGCGCAGTTAGGGATTAGCTGAAAACACCTTGTTTATGGGGTTTCCAGTGGGGAACAAAATCGAATTTGTCAATGAGAGTTGACAGCACAAGCCTTTTCTTTCCCTATGGAACAGTTAGGGATTGGCTTAAAAAAGCCATAATAATGGACTTTACAGGGGATTTGCAAAGATTTGAGCAATGTTTTTACGAATTATTTTCCGCAAATGGGAAATGGATTTTTACTATCCTTTTCCCTACTGTATTTTTGCCTGACACGGAAAGTTGCCTTATTTATGGGGATTTCAGAATGTGCCGTTTGAAAAGTGCGGATTTTTGTTAATTAAAATTAGTATTTTTGGGCTTCTGTTCCCGTAGGAGATGTTAGCAAAAGAGTTGAAACGCCCATGTTTGTGGGGTTTTCAAGAAAAAAAGTGAGTTTGTTTTATGCTGTTTTAGCACTTTTTCGTGCCAAATTTTTTTGGTGAGGGCTATAACGAAGCGTTCTACACCAGTGATAATAAAGAAAGTGCGCCGCTCAACATCTATGCTCCAATGAGCCGTCCCGACAATTTTAAGCCGAAAATACCAATCAACTGTCTGCAAAATCCGCAAAAGAAAATGCCGCCCTGACACTTTAACAGGTCAGAACGGCACATCATTTTTCCAATCAACTATTTGATAAAATAAACTGTTCTACTTCTGCAAGTGTAAATTCATCCTCTCTGTCTATCCATATTTTTTCTTTTTTCCGCATGATATGGTAGATTGCTCTGTTGTATATTCCATCATAGTATTTTGTTCGGATCAACTTATAGCCCATTTTCTTCAGGGCTTTTGTTGCCGCCGCTTCTCTTTTTTCCAACTGCGGCTCTTTATTGTATAAAGCTGCTGGATAGTATTCCCATGTAGAGGTCATTTTTATGTAGTCAGCTTCAATATAAAACCGTTCTATGTCATCCAGTGAGTTTGTACCCATGACCACTTCTCCGCCGTCCAGCTTGACAATCTGATATTTTTCTTTTGTATAACGCTGCCTTGAAACTCGCAGATCATATCCCAGCCGTTGTAAGTGCCGTCTGGCTCTCCGCTTTCTGGCTTCTGGATTCGTGGGATCATTATTCTTCCGTTGCTCTCTGGTTTTTTCTTTTCTTTCCTCAGTAGCGAAAAAGTTAGCAACGCCCACAACATTTTTTTCAATGTATTTGTTACGCCGTTCAAAGTAGTCGTTATAGAAGGCTTCAATAGCTTTCCAGTACGAAAAATCTTTTTTTACTGCGTTTTGTTCTGTTTCATCTTGTGACCAGAGGACAATGCTTTCTGATCGTTTCCAACTATGATGTAAAGTCATCCGATACGGATAATTCAAGTAATCAACGGTTAAGTCCAGTTCGTTTTTTATATACTGGACAGAATCTTCTTGTTGATCATCGTCCTTCCAATCCTCAAAATAATCGTCATCGTCAAAGCCGTAATAATCAGACCAGTCATAATCATTTGCATAGTCTTTCTTTGGTTTTGAATATGTCACGCCGCCCATTTTTTCATACAGTTCTGAGAACATCGACCAATCATCATTATTATGTTCTGTTGACCAATAAATGCTTCTATCAAACCTTATTTTATTGGATTGTAGATAGTTTTCTTTGATTTTCATGCTTTTTCTGTATTGAATTAGCTTGATATTTGGATTTTTGATTGTAATTTTACCGATATTAGACACTTTTTCTTTTGCTGCCGCAATTCGTGCTTCCTCAATTTTATTTAAGGCAATGACCAGATCACATTTTTCTTTTAGTTCAATGTAATACTGCTCAACTTCTTGCCAGTCCAGATATTTTCTTGTTTCTTCCTGATCTACTGGATCGGTTGACCAGATTATTTTTTCGTCATCCATCCAAGTTGCTATCATTCTATATGGCGGCTCTGAATGATACAGAGAGATTGTCAAAGACGGATCAACTTTCTTTCCGTGATTTTTGCGGAATTGCTTTCTGGTATAGCTGTATATTCCTTTAATCAGTTCCCAATGGGATATTTTTTTACTGGTAACTGTATAGATTGGGAAATAATAATGCAATGCCGTTTCCGTCATCTCACTTTTAATTTGTTTCATTCTGTCACCGTCCTATTTGCTGTAATGGGGTTTAGGGAAGGGCATTGCTGCCCCTCCCATATTGTTTTTACTCTGCAATAAACTTTTCCACTTCATCAAGCGTTAAATCAAAATTAGCCCCAGCTTCAACGGTTCCAGTATGTCCATTCAGAATCCGATAACAGCCGCTATGATACGGATCAACGGTATTTGTGCACTTTTCCAATACATAGCCCTGTTCTTTAAGCTGCCGTCTTGCCTTGTTTTCACGATTCTTGTTTTCCATGTTGATTTCTCCTTTGATTTTTTCTGAGATTTTTTAAAATTGTTCTTGACATTTCAACGGCTTTATGCTATATTTAACTTGGATATTTATGTTTGCTTTCCGGTTTGAAATGTAATCATTCTATCATGTTTCCGTTTGTCTGTCAATAGGTTTTTGCCGTCCTTGCCATTGTGCAAGGGCTTTTTTATTTGGGCAAGGGGTTTTTATGCCCCTCGCCCTTCAACCGCTCAAATCGCCGCCGTGACGCTCTGCGCCAGCTTGCGCAATGTGTCAGCTTGCTTTTTTGCGTTGTATACTTCATGGAAAAGCCCAATATATCTTTTTTCGTTCATGGGCTGCTCTGCGGCATAGTTCCAAACTCCCGCAATAATGGCGTTATCCGCAAACTTAAAGTAAACAGTTCGGGGAGTCTGATATTTTACACCTTCGCCGCCGCAATTCACATTGATAAACCGCTTGATTTTTTGGCACTGAATACCTGTAAGCCGTCCCAGCTTGCGCAGATCAAGCACAACAAGCAAGTTTCCGTTTTCGTCCTTGTGGCTGCGGTTGTAATCCGTCAGACTTTCCAGCGTGTCATGATCACAAAGCAATTTTTCCATGCTGTCAAATTTTGCGCTGTATTTGTCGGGATCGGCAAAATCTTTGTGGAGTCCTTCAACGGTGTATTTAATTGCAATGCGTCTGCCGTTGCCGCTGGAATAGTCCATGCTTTCAGCCTCAAACACAATACAATTTTCTGCGGCGGCGGTTATCTTTGTAAATCCTCCCATATATTCAGGCGTTGCAAACTGCCGATGGATTTTAATTGTTGCGCCCTCATGCGTTACTTCAAGTTCCGTAGCGTAAAACTCGCTTTCGTTTCCATCCCTATTTACATGAACTTTGTACCAGTTAAAACCAGAGAGAACAGCGTAAGCCTTCAGAGCGTCCATATTTACAGTGTTTTTCATTTTTACAATCTCCTTTTTTATGTTTGGGAGTGGGTTTTTCTGCCCACTCCCTTTATTTTGTTGTTAGCTGCCAATTAGAAATAAAAGAATAAATTGCTATTTCGTGCCGTAATTGCGTATAATTCGCCTGTCTGGTTATCCCTCAGTAAACCACCATTCATGCCATATTTACCACGGCTAACGGCGATAGGATCAAGCCGTCTGTATCTGGTCAAGCTGCCTTCTTCGGCGGTAATATCAACGGCTGCGCCCAGCTTTACAAGGTTTTTGATCTCTTTTTGTTTCATGGTTTTCATGCTTTCGCCGCCCCCTTCCGCAATTCTCTATAAATCAGCCATGTAATTTTTTCTTCGGCTGCGCTTTCCTCAAACTTTTCTTTTTCTTTGTCGGTTTCTTCCAGCCAGTCAGCCAGCAGATCAACCGCCGAAACATTGTAGTAATAAGAGGTATTAAACGCTGTGGGCAAGCCTTGCGCCCAATCCTTGAACATTTCAAAATCATTGTTATATCTGCAATACCGCTTTTCATTCTGGCAAGCCTGAAGGATCAACTTGCAAGCGGTTTTATAATCAGGATCGGTTTCAAGTTCAAAATACTCATGATCAACGCCGTTGATAATGTATTGACGGATTTTATTAATAACGGCTTTGTTTGTGCTTCTCAACATTTTATTTCGCTCCTTTTATTGAAAATTGGAGCGGTCAGTGATATAATATATATGTAACCGCTCCTTTTGATCGGGGTTGCTGGTTGCGCTGCCTTCTTCAAAGTTGCCGCTTTGAAGAGGGCTTTTCTTATGCGATCAGAAAACGCTTGCTTGTGGTTTCCTTTGTGTACTGGTCATAAAGTTCGCTGTGGGTTTTCTTGAATGCTGCCGAATCAAAACGCTTGCTTGTGACTGCCTTCCATGTTACCTTCCAGTCTGCACCTGTAAGCGTGTCCGTGTTTCGTGCGGTCATTTCGCTTTTGATTGCATCTTGCAAAGTTTCAATTTCGGCGGCGATTTCGTCAGCCATGCGGCGCAGTTCTCGCAGTTCCTTAATCTTGCTTTCCATCTCGTTTGCACTCATTTTTAAAGCCTCCTTTGTTGTTTTGGGTTTTCCTTTACTGTGATTACATTGTACCATATCGGGAACATTTATGCAATCGGCAATGTTCCCAAAGTGGAACAAAAATATTTGTGCATTTTGTACCTTATCGGGAACAATATTTATATTGACTTCCTTGTTCCTGATATGGTACAATACAAAGGGGTGATTACAAATGATTAGTTATAGAAAGCTATTCGAATTAATGAAAGCAAAGGGAATTAAACAGATTGATTTAAGGGAAAAAGGCGTACACCCTCGCACATTCTCAAAAATGCAGAATGGCGAATTGATCAGAAGCGATACAATAGACCAGCTTTGCAAATTGCTTGACTGTCAACCCGGCGATATAATGGAGTATGTACCCGATCCCCAATAACCAGATATGCAAGAAAAAGCACAACAGGGCGGTTTCCGCTGCCCTGTTTTATTCCAAGTTTCCATTATCAAAAACCATCGTTTAAGAGAAGAACAAAGCCACGGCAAAAACGCCGCTTTATTTAGCTGTTTCGTTTATCAATACTTTTATCAAAATCAATCTATCATTAACAACCGTTTTTGATTTTTACAGGAGGGTTTTACAATGTCCGTTATGAAATTCGGGTATGCGAGAGTTTCAACCGATGATCAAGAATTAGCAAGGCAGATTGACGCATTAAATAATTATGGTGTAGATAAGATTTATAAAGAAAAGATTACAGGCACAAAAGCAAGCCGCCCTGAATTAGATAAATTAAAGAATGCTGTGCGAGAGGGTGACAGCGTTATAATTGAATCGCTTTCACGGTTAGGCAGATCAACAAAAGATTTGCTTGCATTACTGGAAGAATGGGATAATCAAGGCGTTAAATTGGTAAGCCTGAAAGAAAATATAGATACTACCACGCCAACGGGAAAATTGCTTGTTACTGTTCTATCTGCAATCAGCCAATTTGAAAGAGATATAATAGTACAGCGCACAAACGAAGGTTTACAATCCGCACGGAAAAGAGGGCGCAAAGGCGGCAGACCAAAAGCAAACGCCGAAAATGTAAGAAAAGCGGTTGATTATTATAATCGGCAAACAATGAGCGTTAAGGAGATAACCGCCATTTGTGGCATTTCGCAAGCTACACTTTACAGAGCATTAAACGAAGCAAAGACGGCGAAAAAGTGAATAGTTTCCGATATGTTACCCCCATCTTTATTTGATGGGGGTTACTTTCCACCTAAAATGTATTTTCATTTTCAGAAAACCTTTAAGTACATCCGCTCAGTATACAGAGGGCTATTTCCAACACCGTTACGACAAAAAGCATAGATAATAATGCTGACCTGTGGTACAATGGTCAAAAACATAGAAAGGAGTTTGCTCATGTACTATGTTACTGACGCTATCGAGACACTAAAGAAATATGGCTATTACACGAATGCTGAAATAGATATTAAACGAAAGAAGATAGCTTCTGCTCCTTATGACATGAAAGGTCATTACGATGTATACTGCACTTATTTGTCAAAAATATGGGCTAAACTGAGAGATCAAATTAGCGAATTACAATCTATTGACTGTGTTGAATGGGATCAACTGCCGGGTACTGATAGACCACTGCACAAAGACTGTAATTTTGTTTACATCAGTAATTCGTATTGCGATGAAAAGTGCAAGTATTATCAGGAAAAGCTAAAACCACTCGTAGAAGAGAAAAACAAAATCTCACAAATGATTAAGGATTTAAAAAAGACTGCGGAAGAAGATTATTATTTAAGATAAATATTTGACGGGATATAGTCACAGAGCTATGTCCCGTCTTTTTTACAAAAAAAATCGGGTATAGCAACCGCCATACCCGATCATTCCTCAACTATTTCCAGCTTATCAAGGGCAAATTCCACGCATTTCAGTATCAATTCATTCCGTGTTCGCCCTGTTTTGCCGCCTATTTTGTCCAGCTTGTCCACCAACTCCACAGATCGGAAGAGCACACGTCTGAACTC